CTCAGCAATAATCCATTTGAAATCACCAACGGATTGAACAGCGGATATGGTGCGTTGAACCTGGCCGTGCTAAAAGGGGCGCGTGACATCTATCTGCTAGGATATGACATGATCCAGCCTTCATCTAGCGGCCCTACGCATTGGCACGGCGGGTATGATTGGCACACCGGATCGTCACACAAGTATTACGGCCGATGGGCGGGCAAGTTTCGCGAAGCCGCTGATGACTGTCATGCGATGGGCGTGAATGTCTTCAACTGTAATCCGTCCAGCGCTATCGACGCATTTCCCACGCTGCCTTATTCGGAGATTGGCCTATGAACCGCCGCCGATGGCATGCCCTGGAAAATCTGATCCGGGCAAATGGATACACACGCGGCGTTGAACTTGGTGTGTATAAGGGCGAAACTTTCAAATATTTGTTGGCCAATCTGCCGGGGCTGTTTCTGACCGGCGTAGATCGGTTTGACACTCGCCATTATCACGCGACCAGAGAAGGGCGTCCGCCCAAATCCTTCGATCTCGATTATGAGCGCCGGCAGATTCAAAGCTGGATCGATCAGCACGCGCCAGCGCGCGGACGGTTGATCGTGCGGGATACTGTGCTGGCCTCTGAGTATTTCGGCGATCAAACGCTGGATTTCATATTCGTCGATGCGGACCATCGCTATGAGGCTGTTTGCGCTGACCTGGACGCGTGGATTGGCAAGGTGCGGCCAGGGGGTAGCGTGTATGGCCACGATTGGAACGAAATTGAGTTTCCGGGCGTTGTGAATGCGGTTCTACAGAAATTTCCACGGCATGATATTGCTCTACATGCCGATCACGTATGGAGCATACGCCTATGATCGAAAGGCCAATCATCGTCCTTGGAACGCCGCGCTCTGGCACGTCATTGACGGCAGGACTGTTGCACCATTGCGGCGTATGGGCAGGAGAATGCCGACAAGCCGATCAATGGAATCCGCGTGGCTATTTCGAAAACATTGCCTTGACACAATTGCGCAAGAACCGTGCGCTGTCTCTGGAAAGCGTTAAGCGTGCGTTGGAGAATGAAGGTTATCAAGGTGGACCATGGCTCTATAAATCAACGCCATGGTCTTGGCGGTTTTGGGAACCGTTTAATCCGTTCTGGGTATTGGTGCGGCGTCCATCTGAAGCGGTATTAGTATCCCGGAAGCGCGGACCTTGGTTTGATGAAACCGAAGCCGAGGCGCGGTCGGTTGTTCAACGCGATCTTGATCTTATGAATCAAATAGTAAAGTGTTATCCGGACACTGTGATCAATGTTGATGGACATGTCTTGGTTTCAGATCGAAATGCTCGCGTTGCACTGGCAGATGCTTGCGGCCTTGATTACACGGCAGCGGCCGATTCGTTCGTAGACGGGAGCTTGTGGCATGGCGTTAATTACGGCGGAGCGGTTGTCTATCGAGACCATGAAGCATCAAAGGTCGCGTCCGGATCGGTTGAATAAATCGCCGGCCTACGGCATATCCGGATGGCGCTGGCGAGACGATACGGTAGAATTGGCCGCTAGGGTTGGCGCATGTAGCGTTCTGGACTATGGCGCCGGCAAGGGGACGCTTGCAGAGGCGCTTTCCGATACGTTGCTGACGGTCTACAACTACGATCCCGTGACTTATCCCGCGCTGCCTAAGCCGGCCGGTATCGTGGTTTGCACGGACGTATTGCCATTTCTTGATCGGGTTTTGATCGCCGATGTGTTGGACGATATCAAGAGGCTGGCAAAAAAAGCAGTCTTTTTTGTAGTGCCATGTCATCCTGACTATAAACGTGCGCCGGACGTCATCATTGAAGAGCCAAACTGGTGGCTGCAATATCTAGCGCGGCGTTGGCCCAATAACGCTTGGGATATCGTCGAATGTTTTAACGATATCAAAAAGCCGGCAACCAAAGACACAAAAACACCGCGGCTGAGGTTTACAGGCTTTTGTTAAGCGTAGTCGCATGGCTTTGGAACGATCCCGAATATTGCTGGAACCAACATTTCCGTTATGGCGTTGATCACGTTCGGATATTGCGGGCGTCGGTGGCGCGCAATCTGACGATGGATCATGAGTTTGTGTTGGTGACGGATCAGCCTGATGCAGATTATGGCCCTGGCGTTCGGATCGTTTCCTTGTGGGACGATTTTCGCGATCTGCCAGGATGGCGCGGCAAGGGGCATGGGTGCTGGCATCGGCTGAACGCGTTTGATCGGGAGGTCGGCAAGCGGCTTGGCGAGCGGTTTGTCTGGATGGACCTCGACTGCGTCGTAGTCGGCTCGCTTGATCCGGTTTTTGATCGAGCAGAAGATTTCGTGGCCTGGAAAGATAGCAACCCGCCAACGCCTTATTGCGGCTCGATGATCATGATGGATGCAGGGGCTAGGCAGGCCGTGTGGGATGATTTCCGACGTGATCCAGAAGCGGCACAGCGTAAGGCACGACGGTATATAGGTACGGATCAGGCGTGGATTGGCGCACACCTTGGCCCTGGCGAAGCAACGTGGACATCGGCCGACGGCGTGTACAATTTCCGGCACGACATTGTGAGGCGCGGCTTGCCGACGGGCGCGCGGGTGGTGTTTTTCACCGGCCCCGTGGACCCGTCGCAAGCTCAGTTAAGGCGTGATCATCCGTGGATAGATGAGCATTGGCATGATGGGAAATGATAGGGCGCTATTCGTTTTCTGTCTCTACGGTAAAGCTGTTGTTGAACCTCAGCACATCGCCGAAGTAATAATCGGGTCCTTCGGCTAGCGGACTTCCGTCGCAGTAGAAGTAACCGCCGATAAAAGTCGCACAGACTGGTCGTTTGTGCAGAGGATTGGATCGGTTTGGGTAAAGCGTTATCCGTTCGCCATCGCTCAAGTTCTCGAAATCTGTCCGCATGGTCTTGCTCCTTCGTTTCGGTCGATGCGACGCCGCATCTGCCAACGGGCGCGCACGGCACCCGCTGAGGGCTGAGGCGTCTAAATCCCTCGCTGTGGTTCAGCGTTATAGATATTCCAGGCACACTCGACGCCGTCAATGTCCGGTCCACGATAGGCGTTGCGCAGGATCGTTTCGGCTTCGGTGCGTGTCGGCGCATCCTCGGCCTGGCGGATAGTTTCCTCGCCGCGTCGAACCAGTCCGCGCAGTTATAGCCATCGTCGCGGTCACTGAAAACAAATTCGATCTCGAAGATATGGTCGGTTGCGTTGGTCATGTCGTGTGCCTCCTTGTGGGGGCAGGGCCGAAGCCCCGCGGGTGGCTAATCGTGGCGCTCGACGGTGATTTGATCCAGGAACTCGCCGTAGTGCATCCCCAATTCATCAGCGGCGACGGCGGCGTTTTCGTAGCCTATGCTGCGAATGTACTCGTTCACGGCCTCGATATCGTTGAAGCCTTTGAAGTCGCCCATGTCAATGCCGTTGGCGAAAATCGTGTAGGTAGTCATCTCTTGATCTCCTTCCGTGTTGATATGTCCTTTATACGCCGCGCCGCGTGGCATGTAAATAAAAAACGTAACGCTCACGCAAAAAAATTTTGCCTCCCAGCGGTGGTATAATAATGCCATCCAAATGGCGAGGTGCGCATGAGCTTTATCAATGATTTTAAAGATTGCATGACGGATAGCATGACGTGGCGGCCGTTCACCGGGCGCGACGAATTTGGCAAGCCGTCATTTGGCTCCGGCTCCACCTTTAAGGGTAGGCTGACGCGTAAAAATCGTTTGGTCCGCGACAATCAAGGCGAGGAAACAGTCAGCGGCGCGCAGTTTACCGTCCTCGGATCGCCAGCGGTCGGGCCGCAAGACCAGGTGGAGCTATCGGACGGCACGACGCCACCTATCGCATCGGTTGAGCGTTTCCAGGATGACCGCGGCTATTCTCATACTGTGGTGATGTTCCGCTAATGGCTGATGGAATGGACGTCAAATTCGAGGGTCTTGAGCAGCTTATGCGCCGCCTCGAAGCCAGCCCGACTGAAGTCTTGCGCGCTTCAGAAGGCGCGCTGGTCGTTGAAGCTGAACAGACGATGACAGAAGCGAAAGTCCTCACACCTGTCGATGAAGGTACGCTTCGCAGCTCCGGGCACGTCCGTAAACCCACGCTTACCAAAGACAGTGTAAGTGTTGAGTTTGGGTTCGGCGGCCCAGCTGGAACAGGCAATACAGGGCCAACAAACGATAAAGATGTTGGTTATGCAGTTCCAGTTCATGAAGACTTAACCGCACACCACAATCCGCCCACGCAAGCCAAATATCTCGAAACACCGCTCAATCGTCGCAAGGCGCGATTTGGCGAACGGTTCGCGCGTCGGGTCGAGCGCCGGATAAGACGTTTCAGGTCATGATATAATAGATGCATGAGCTTGATCGTAACAGACGTGCTGGATTTCTTGGAGGCCGAAGGCTTGATTGCCGGCGCTACTGGCTGGGCGCGCGCCGCTGCTTATCTGCCACCGTCTCCCGATCAGGTAATTGCTGTTTTTGAAACATCCGGAACTGAGCCGGAACTAACGCCGATTGGCAGCACGGAAACGCCACTGGACGAGCCGGGATTTCAAGTTCGCGGCCGCAGCACAGAATTTGGCTATGCTGCACTGCGCAACAAAATGGGCGCAATCTTTCGAGCATTGCATGGCTCCACCCTGGCCCCGGCGTCAGGCGAACCGCCTTATATCTTGGTTAAGGCAGTGCAGTCAGCGCCTTTGCCGTTGGGTTTGGACGAAAATAACCGATTTGGTCAAACCTGGAATTTCCAGGTGATCCGAGAGAGAGAAACCGCGTAATGAGGAGTGCTGAATAATGGCAGCAGAAAAAGGCCGAGCGTTTGTACTGAAGATTGGCGACGGCGCGACTTCAGAGACGTTCAACACGATTGGCGGCATGCGAAGCAATTCCATGACGATCAATGGCGAACAGGTCAACATCAGCGACAAAGATAGTGCCGGTTGGCGTGAGTTGTTGGCCGACGCAGGTGAGAAATCGGTGAGCTTGTCCGGGTCTGGTGTGTTCAAAGACACTGCCTCAGAAGGCACACTCCAGACGGCCGCAACAAGCCAAACCATTGACAACTATGAAATCGTGTTCGAAAGCGGCGCAAAGTTCACGGGCGCGTTCCAAGTGTCGAACCTCGAATACACCGGCGAAAACAACTCGGAGCTGACGTTCTCTGCGTCGCTCGAAAGCTCCGGCCCTGTAACGTTTACCGCAGCGCCGTAAGGTGATCCATGAGTGATGCAAATGGCGTCCGGGGCGAACTAGAACTGGAACTCCCCGAAACCACGTATCTATTGCGACCGGAACATGGACGCGCCGTCAAGCTGGATGATGCGTTGCCATTAGGCATTCTGGGTACGTTGCTGCAAATGACCAGCGACGATCAGGTGCTCAAGCTGCGCACGATGGCAACGATTGTCCATTATCTGGCAGACGGTCGCCCCAAAACCGATGACGTGATCAAGCAAATGGCGCGATCAAACTACATGAACGTCGCCGCCGTTGTGATCGAGGCTTTGCGGCGCGTTGCCGGCGGTCAGGACGATGGAGACAAAGATGCGGGGGAAGCGGACGCGCTATCGAGCCAGGCGACCGGCTAGATTGGCGCGCTCGTTTGAAGGTCGCGACAACCGCATTGCAATGGTCTCCGGCGGAGTTTTGGGCATCTACGACCGATGAACTGATGATCGCCTTGGCTGGATGGAAACAAGCGAACGGGATCGATCAGGGGCCGAAACCGCTTACGCGTGACGAACTGGACGATCTGATGGAGCGGTTCCCGGATGGCTGAATTAGAGACAGTCAATGCCAAGGTCCAAGCCGACACACGCGGCTTTCGGACGGGTATTCGGCGTGCCCAACGGTCTCTAAACGATTTCAGCAGCAAAGGGCGCGCAGCGGTTGCGCGTATGGGCGCAAGCCTCGACAAGCTGCGTCGGTCGGTGTTCAACGTCCGCAATGGATTGATCGCCACCGCCGGTGCGACAGCGCTGGGGTTTTTCATTCAGCGCCAAATCGCAGCGACCGATGCCATCGGAAAAGCCGCCGACACCATCGGCATTAGCGTTGAGGCGTTACAAGAACTGCGGTTTGTTGCCGATCTGACTGGCGTTTCTCAACAAAACCTGGAACGCGCGTTGCGCGCCATGGTGCGGCGCCAGGGTGAGGCGATCAACGGCAACAAACAGTTCGCGGAAGGTTTTGAGCGGCTTGGCATTGCCGTTGAGGAACTGCGCAACTTGTCGGCCGATGAACTGTTCCAAAGGATCGCGGAAGGCGCGCAAGAGTTTAACAGCCAAGCCGAACAAGTCTCGGCGTTGGATCGCGTGTTTAGCGAGGTCGGCCGAAAGCTGGTTAATGTGTTTGGTCAGGGGCCGGAAGCTATCCGAGAAATGCGGCAGGAAGCACAAGAGCTAGGCTTGGTCCTGGGCGAGGATATGGTGCGGTCCGCTGAAGCCGCGAACGACCAGCTTTCTATCCTGGGGCAGGTTCTCGGTACGCAGTTGAGGCGGTTGGCGGTGTCGCTGGCTCCGCAGATTTTGCGGCTTGGTGAGGCTTTTCAGGCGGTTACGCCGCAAATCATTGAATTTTTTAATGCATTCGTGCCGGATCGTTTTTTGCCGGCTGATGCACTGCAAGATCGTATTGACGAGCTTGTAGCGCAGCGAGAAGAGCTTCAAAAGAGAATAAACCGTGCAAATGAAAGAGATAGAACAAGAGCGCGCCTCAGTGACGAAGAAGCGGCAAGAAGAATTAAGGGGCG